GTCCTTTTTCTTTTGCAAGATCATTACTTGCTTGTAATAAGTAAAATTGAAAGGCCTCTGTTAGTTTATCTACTTCTCTCCAAGCACCTTTTTGTTCGTATTTGTATCCTGTTTTTGCTAGATAATGTGCAAGTCCAATATAGCCAACACCTAATGATCTTCTTTGTTTAGTAGATATCTCGGCAGCTTTTACTGGATATTTTTGATGATCTATAATTTCTTCTAATGCTCTTACTGTAAGATCGCATAGTTCTTCCAGTTCATCTAATTGATTAATCTTACCTACATTTATTGCTGATAGAATACATAGTGCAATCTCTCCTGGACCATCTATATGTTGGATAGGAGTGGTAGGGAGTGTGATCTCTTGACATAGGTTACTCATAGTCACCGTATCTTTAAATGATGAGTGAGTATTACAATGGTCAATATTCATTATGTAAATACGACCTGTCTCTGCTCTTTCTTTTAATATATCAAAAATCAATTCTTGTGCTGATACTTTTATTTTACTAACACTTGTTTTTCTTTCTGCCTTTTCATAAAGGTCATCAAACTCTGGTTTTCCCCATGCTTCAACTAATTCTGGTACTTCATGTGGAGAAAATAATGTTATATCTTCTTCATTAATAAATCTTTCATAAAATAATTTAGATAGTTGTATAGAATAATCTAATTTTCTAACTCTGTTATCTTCCGTACCTTTATTATTTTTTAAAACTATAATATCTTCTATTTCTTGGTGCCAAATAGGGAAGTGAACAGTTGCCGAACCTCCACGTACTCCGTTTTGAGTACAACACTTAACCGTTGCTTCAAATTTTTTAAGGAAAGGAATAACTCCTGTATGTTGGACTTCTCCCCCTCGGATTCTTGCATTAATTCCTCGTATTCTACCTGCGTTGATACCGATACCGGCTCTTTGAGCAACGTAATTTCCAATAGCCATGTCACTACTGAATATGCTAGGTAAAGTATCGTCAACGTCAACAAGTACACAACTAGCATACTGCTTAATAGGAGTACGAACACCAGCCATAACAGGAGTTGGAATATTAATTTTAAAATTGGAAATAGCGTCATAATATTTTTTAACATACGTCATTCTCCTTGCTTTTGAATAGTTTTGAAAAAGAGTTGCAGCTATTAACATGTACATAAATTGAGGAGTTTCATATATTTCTCCACTTGATCTATCTTGTACTAGATACTTGTCTATAACTTGTCTTAAGCCTGCATATGTAAAGTTATTATCTTTTTCATGTGTAATCCAATTCTGCATTCTACTAAAATCTTTTTTATCATATTTTTTTAGAATTTCAGGATCGTATACACCTTGTTTAACACATTTTTGTACGTGATCGTAAATATGTGGATGATCCCATAATCTACCAATAACTGACTTTCTTAAACTGAATAATAATAGTCTAGCAGCCACATATTGGTAGTTAGGATTGTCTAGTGAGATTAAATCTGAAGCTGACTTTATTAAAATTTGTTGTATATCATTTGTAGTAATACCATCGTAAAATTGGAGACCACTATTCATTTCAACTTGTGAGGCTGATACACCTTTTATATCTTCACAAGCATACTCAACCATTTCATGTATCTTATCAATATTAAGAGGTTCACTTCCTCTTCCATTTCTTTTGGTCACATTTATTTTATCTATCATTTTATTTTTTTCCAGTGGTTAAGTTTAGTGAGAGCACTCAATTTGGAATAAGTGTTCGTCTTTATTATATCTGTAATTTTGTTTTTTGTCAAGCCACCAATGATCATATCATTAACATCTTTAAATTGTAAGTCTTCAGGCCATATAACAATGTTGAAATCTTTCTCAACTATTTTATACATACGATTTATAATTTCTTTGTTTCTTGGCTCGTTGTCAAATATATATGTTATTTTATCATTTGGTATTTTATTATTTAATGATAAATCTGCACCGGCAGCTGCGATACAATTGCCTATGAATAATGAATCAAATGGACCCTCAACTATATATACATGATCTTGAAAATTTATACGTTCTAATCCAAAAACTTTTTGTTTGTTTTCGTTTAGTTTTATTGTTAAGTATTTAGGAATATCGTGTCCTAAACTACGACCTTGAAATGCAAATAACTCACCAGTTGTATCGTAAAAAGGAATAATGATCCTATTGTGATCCTTTTGAGTTTTATATGTGTTTGGTTTAACTTTGTTAACTAATTTTTGAAATTCATCTGTATAATATAACTTATCAAAAAATTCTTCAGGTAATTTTCTGTTAATACAATACTTTTTTGCCACGTGTTCATCATCTAATTCTTTAATTGTTTTTAATCCTTCTAATATATTAATTTTAAATACAGGTTTTTCAAATTTCCAATCTGGTTTAGGTGTAGATGGTGCTGACCCTTTATATCTTTCTAATAGATATTCTTTGTGTAGTTTAGGGTCTACAAATTTTAAGAAGTTTGTAAAGTTTTGCCCTTGGCCACAATTATGGCATTTAAAAAACATATCATTTTTAACTCTATAAAAATATGCTCTTGCTTTGTTTTTAGATTTTTTAGAATCACCACAATGAGGACAACGGAAGTTAAACAGATAGTCTGTTTTCTGTTTAAACTGTTGCAACCTACCCGATAGTTGATTAATAAACTTTAGATCAATATAAGACGACATAGTAAAGATTACTATACACCATTACTATGAAATTGTCAAGCTTAATTGAAAAATGAAAAGTATGGTAACATACCCTTTTTGGATACCATTAAAACCGTTAAAAACTCTACGGCAATAAAAGCACCTATGATAATCCATTTGTACTTTTCTAACAGACTAATTCTACCTCTAAATTCGGTTTTTATACCAACTATGTCTTCCCTTAACCTTTTTTCGGTTTCTTCTATCTGTTCTTTAAGTTCTCTCTCTATACTTAACGTTTCACTAGCTCTTATTTTTAGTTTGGAAAAGATAACATCATCTATTTTTTCCTGGTGTTCTATCTTTTCCTCGTGTACGGCCAACATAGATTTGATATTACCAGATACCTCTGTTAATTTATCAATAGCTACGTCAATACGGTTTTGTAATTGATTAACCTGTTGTACGTCTTTGGTTAACTCTGCTAATTGTACGTGTATTTCTGTATGATTATCGTCTGCCATAATGTCTTTTGTTTATCAATATTTATAATAGTTTCAGTTTCACATGCTTTTAAATTTTGTGTACATGTCCACAATAAACACCAACATAAAAAAAACTTTATGAAGGTCCAGAATATCTTTTTTATCAGACAGCCTCCTAGATTGTGTAGATAGATACCAAATTAGATTTGCCCTTAACTTTGACCATATCTAATTTTTTCCAATCAAACTTTGATCTAATCATTCTGTATGTATCATAACCTACGATTAATGTTGCGTCATAATCTTTGCTCACGCCCTCTAATCTACTTGCTAGATTAACGGCGTCACCTAATACTGAATAATCAAACCTTTGATCGGAACCCATATTACCAACTACAGCAGGACCTGAATTTATTCCTATACCGATGTTGATCTTGATACCTGTACCAAAACTTTCACTGTCATTTAACTCTTTTAATTTATCAATCATTTCACATGCTGAATTTACTGCAAGTGTTCTATGATTGTGTTGTTGTATTGGAGCATTCCAAAATGCCATAATACAATCGCCCATGTACTTATCAATAGTACCACCATTTTTCATTATGATGTTTGTCATGGGTGTTAGAAATTTATTTATTACAACTGTTAGACCTTGTGGATCAGATTGAAATCTTTCTGAAATAGGAGTAAATCCTCTTATGTCACAAAATAAAAAAGTCATATCTCTTGTATCACCACCTAATTTTAAAAGTTCAGGATTTTTCTGCAACTTCTTAACCATATCTGGTGCTAGGTAATGTTCAAATTGTTTTTTGATTTGTAATTTTAATCTATTCTCTCTTGCAAAGTTATTGTATATCAAGTGTGCCCATACTATACTTCCTATTATTGCAATTGATGACCAATCTGTAAGTATCATATGTTTTTGCCATAGATAACCACTTGCAATTGTTAAATCAAAATAAAAACCGACTAAAATTGCGGCTGACCAAAATAAGCCAACTCTAGGTAAAACTATTAAAAAGAAACCTAATGCTATTATTAAAACAATCCATTCTGCCATAGGCGCCCAATCAGGCCTACTAATAAACTTACCAGACAATAATGTTTCTGTAGATAAAGCCATTATCTCGTGTGTGTTCTTTAGACCATTAGGTGTTAATACAAATGTTGAACCATCAAAAGTTGCACCTATGAATACAATCTTACCTTTCATAGATGACCAATCTTTATCTGTATAATCTACTCTAGGTATTCTATGTCTAAAATCAATCCATATATCATCTTGTTTAGGTATAGGAAACTTTATTATCTGCAAAATCTTTTCCGGCACGGAATTATCCAAGGATAATTTTCGTATAACAGAGTCAACACTTAGCTCCACTTCCACGTTAGCGATAGCTAGAGATTTCCTTTCTATACTCTTTAAGTTCTTTGCTGTGTTTGTTTCAGTTAGAATAACTGGATACTTTGAGATCATCTTCAAAAACATTTCATCACCACCTAGCCTATCTTTGTGAACAAATACTACGTTCAGAAATACTAGAGCTGCACCATTTTTATATGCATTGATAATAGTACGACCTAGTATGTCTCTCTTCCATGGCCACTGACCTTGTTTCTCTAATGCTTTATTTGATATGTCTAATAACACCAAACTTTTAGATTGATAATTGTCACCTAATTTTTGATATAGATCAAAGGTTTTTAACTGTAGAGTTTGTAAAGGTACTGGATTATATAACTTTAATCCTAATAGTATTAATACACTTACTATTACTGCCCATATGGAAGTAAATTTAGTCATGTTAATATTTAGTCTGTCTGTATAATAGTGATTTCGTTTTGACTTGTACTATTACCTACATCAAGGTGTTGTGCCTCTTTGTCTTGTAATATTTGTATGTCTGCTTCTTTACTTGTTTCTGTTTTGATGTATGCTCTATGATTATCATTGTATCTATTTAAGATAGTGTAATCTCCACTTGTACTTGCTGTTGCGTCATGGTCATTGTCTAATGTTGATACTCTACCTGTACCAGTTGTTGATGAAGTAGCACCTGTGACACCATCTGTTGTAGTTAAAGTTTGGGTTACATCTCCAGTAGTATAGTTTAATGTTTCACCACTAGCAGTTACCTCTGTTTCATTTCCTTCATTATCAACCCATTCTGTACCACAAGATTGATTAGCATTGTCCCAATAGTAACCATATTTTAA